CGCCGCCCCGCCCGCAACTGTCGCCGCTCCCCCGCCGGAGGCCGAAGTCGTCTCGCCGCCCGAGCCGCTAAAGGTCGAGCCGCTGCCGGCCGAAAAGCCCAAGCCGTCCATTCGCGACAGTTTGGCGAAGTCGAAGGAGGCCATCGAGAAGGCCGAGAAGGTTGTCGACCCGAAGGCCGCAGAAGCGAAAGCCTTGGCCGACAAGGAAAAACCGGCCACCGTCGACAAGGCGAAAGCCGCGAAACCGGCTGAAAAGGCCGAAGTGGTCGACCCCAAGGCCGAGCCTGTCAAAGCGCCCCCCAAGGACCGCGACGAAACCGGCAAGTTTCAGGGCGCGCCCAAAGAGGACGACAAGACGGCGGCTCCGGCCGGCGACCGATCGGCACCCAAGCGCTTCACCCCCGAAGCCCGCGCCATGTGGGATGCGCTGGACGATGAAACGCACGGCCATTTCAAGGACGAGACGCACCGCGCCTTCCGCGAACTCGAAGCCGGCATCGAAAAGCACCGCGAGAGCAGCAAGCGCTTCAACGATGTCTATAAGCCCTATGACGACATGGCGAAGGCCGCCGGCATCGACAGCAAGGCCACGCTCGACGGCTATGTCGCCATCGACAAGGCGCTGCACTCGAACGACCCCAAGCAGATCATGGGCGCCATCGACCAGATCCTCAGCGTCGTCGGCCTCGACCGCAAGCAGTTCGCTCAGGCGGTGATGGGCGGCCAGCAGCAGCAGCGCCAGCAGCCGAACGGTCAGCAGCCGGCGCCACAGCAGGACATCGGCAAGCTGGTAGAGGAGCGCGTCAACAAGGTGGTGGCGCCGATCCTCCAGCATCTGCAAGGCCAGCAGGTGCAGCAGCACGAACAGACCCTCGCCGACTGGGCCAAGGATAAGCCGCATTTCCCGATGGTGCGCGAGCGCGTGGTCGAGATCGTCCGGGACGATGGCTTGTCGCCTGATGACGCCTATGTTAAGGCTGTCACCGAAGCGCAGGATGCTGCGCGGGCATTTCTCGGTGAAGACGGCGGCAAACGCCCTGACCCGAAGCCCGCCAAGCCCAGCGCAGAGGAAGACCCCGACGAGCAGATCGCCAAGGGCTCCAAGCAAATCTCCGGTGCCCCCGGCGAAGGCTCATCCCCTCCCGCTCGAAAGCCCGGCTCCCCAATGCCAGATGTCCGGGAGTCGATCAGGAAGGCCATGCTTAAGGCCCGATGACGCTCCCCTAACCAGGGAGCAGGCGTATGCCTCTCACTTCAGTTGAAAAGAACCAGGAAATCCTGTCGCTGGCGCTCGAAGATCGCTCGCCCGGCTATCAGGATCTGGTGTCGAACTCCAATGCGCTCCTCGCCACGTTGAAGCGCAAGGGGCTGTGGAAGCCCTATTCCGGCCCGACGATCCGCGAACGCCTCCTCTATGCCGAGGGCGGCAACATCGTCTGGTACAACGGCTTCGACTATCTGCCGAACTCGCCGGCCGAACTGTTCAACGACGCCGAGTTTCGCCCCAAGATGCTGGCCAACGGCGTCTCGCTGGCGAACGAAGATATCCTCAGCAACTCGGGCGAAGCCCAGTTGATGGACATCCTCGAAGGCCACATCGAAGCGGCCGAGCAGGAACTGATGGACGAGGTTGATATCTCGCTCCATTCGGACGGCACCCGCTACGGCGGCAAGGAACTCGGCGGCCTCAAGCTCGCCGTCCCGACCGTCACCAACTCCGGCGCCTATGGCGGCATCAGCCGTTCGGCCGCGGCGAATGCGCTCTGGCGCACCACCACGTTCGACATCAACTCCTATGATACCGGCATCGGCACCGGCTGGACCTCGACCTCGATCCGCCCGTTCCTCAACCGCTTCATGACGATCCGCTCGCGCAACAAGCGCGGCGCCGATCTGCTGCTGATGGCTCCCGAGCCCTATGCGGCCTATGACGCGGCCACGGTGCTGATCCAGCGCATCAACGACGAAACCCAGCTCGGCAAGCTCGGCTTCCAGTCGCTGCGCTACTACGGCGCGGGCCGCTCGGCCGAGATCGTGCAGGACGGCGGCATCGGCTCCAACATGCCGGCAAACACCGTCTACGGCCTCGAAACCGCGTCGCTGCGCATGCGCTACCACCCGGAGCGTAACTTCTCCAAGATCGGCCAGGCGATGATGCCGATCAACCAGGACGCCAAGGTCCAGTACATCGGACTGATGGGCGAACTGACGATGGTCAATCCATTGTTCCAGTGGAAGGCCTACGATAGTTCCCCCTGATGCGATCCCCTGACGGGGCGGCTTAGGTCGCCCCAGACTGCCCCCTTAACCTTTCAGGAGACCGATCATGGTCTTTGTTCCAATGACGCCCAATCTGGGCTTCCAGAAGATCGCGGATACCGCAATCGCGATTTCCACGATGACGCCCGGCGGCCGCAAGCCCGGCCCCGAGCTCGGCGACATCATCCGCGCGACCGACCCGACCTATGGTGCCGGCGAGTTCATCTATCTCAAGGGCCTCGATGCCACGGCGATCGGTTCGGCGGTGATCTACAATTCCGACGACTTCTCGACCAAGCTGGCGGCTGCCGACGACATCGGCCCCATCGCTATCGCCATGTCGGCGAACCTGACCGGCTATTACGGCTGGTATCAGATTCAGGGCAAGGGCGTCGCCAAGGCCGGCACCGTGGTCGAGAACGCTGACGTTTACCTCACGGCCTCGGGTGGCACGCTGGACGACGCTGTTGTGGCCGGTGATCGCCTCAAGGGCGCCAAGTGGGCCTCTGCTGACGGCACCCCGTCTGCTGGCCTCGCTGAGATCGAACTGACCCGCCCGTTCGTTGAAAACGGCGTCGCCGTCTAACGCGATATGCAATTGTTCGGAGAGGGGCTGGCACTATGCTGGCCCCTTTGCGTTTTTGTGGTAATCATCACCAACCCGAAACGAGGAACATCCGATGCCGAAAATCCCCGACGACGCCACTGGAACGCATGTCGTCTTCCGCGTCCATACCGAGCCGAACCTCGGCGCGTCGCGCGATGCCAAGCGCCCGATCTATGACGAATACGAAGTCTGCGACATCAGCTTCGCCGGCAACAAGCAGACCATCGGCACGTTCCGGGCGACCGATTTCGCCGATTGGGGCGGCAAGGACGAGTTCGGCGAGCGCGCCCAACGCACCTACGCCGAAAAATACAATGAGCAGTATATCGCCTTCAAGCAGGGCCACGTTCAGTCGGACGGCGGCACCTCGCTCGAAAATCTCCCCTTCCTCAACACGGCCAAGCGCCTCGAGCTCAAGGCCCTGCACATCCACAGCGCCGAAGCGCTGGCCGGGCTGGACGGCAACAATCTCAAACTGCTCGGCATGGGCGGCCGCGAACTCAAGAACCAGGCCATCGACTATCTGGCCCAGCAGACTGCTGCGGCCGGCGACGTGTCGGCTGTGGTGGCTGAGAATGCGGCCCTCAAGGCGCGCATCGAAGCGCTGGAAGCGAAGCAGGCCGGCACCGACCCGCTCGACCATGACGGCGATGGCAAGAAGGGCGGCACTGCGCCGGCCTCCGACGCGCCTCCCGAAGACGATGCGCCCGACCCGTGGGCGACGTTTGAAAACGACGACATCATCGCATGGCTCGCCGATGCCGGTGTCGAGTTCAAGGACGACAAGCGCTGGTCGGACGAGACGCGGCGCGAGCATCTGCTCGAAGACGCCAACGCCGTGCTGAAAAAGCAGGGCAAGCAGTCCAACTAAGCGGGAGCCGCGCATGTCGATCCTTTCGGTCGTCCAAGAGGCCAGTTCAAAGATCGGCATCACGCGGCCCACGCAGTTGATTGCCGATACCGGCGCCACGTCGCTTGAGATACAGGCCACATTGATGGAGGTCGCGGGCCAGATCCGCGACCGCTACGACTGGCAGGCATATTCCACCATCGCGACGATCACGGGGGACGGCGCGGCGCTCGACTTCGCCTTTCCCGCCAATTATGCGCGCATGTCGCTCGACGCGCAGTTGTGGCCCTCGGCCCAGCCCAACCGGCCGCTCCGCCACGTCATGAGCCTCAACGAATGGCTCGGCTTGCAGGTGATGGACTTCTCCGCCGTCTGGGGCATGTGGACGATCTACGAGGGCCGCATTCACATCAGCGTCGGCGGCCCAACTGCCCCCATCGCGCTGGCCGACACGATCAAATACATTTTCTCGACCAATTTGCAGTTCGCGTCCTCCGGCGGCACGCCCCAGGCGACTATTGCCGCCGACAGTGATGTGTTCCGCCTCACCCCGGAAACCAGCGTCGGCGAGCGGCTGCTCAAGCTCGGCTTCATCAGCAAGTGGAAGCAGGACAAGGGCCGGCCCTACGCGCAGGACATGAGCGACTTCGAGGACGCGCTTGCGCTGGCCATCGGCAAGGACCGTGGCGCGAAATCCCCCATCGTCATTGGTCAGCGCCGGACGCGGGGCGGGGCGGTGTTCGCGGCGCCATGGCCAGTGATCGGGACCGGGCCATGAGCGATACAGGCATTCGTGAGGCGCTGATGCGCGCGAAAGACCGGCTCGTCATCGAGCCCGGAAACATCGACCTAAACACCCGTCCGGTCGTACATAATCCGGACGGCACGATATCGACCGTCGAATCCTTCTCGTTTCAGGATGAGGACGGCAGCGAGGTGCTTATCCCCATGGTCGCGCCAAATGGCCAGATGTTCCCGAACCCGGATACTGCCATCATGTGGTACAAGAGAAGCGGCCAGCATCTGGGTAAGTTTGCCACCCCACAGGCGGCGGATGCTTACGCTACCAAACTGCATGAGGGCCAAGAACGTCTTTATGAGGGTCGCTGAATGCCCTACGCCGCCGGCCGCCGCATCCCCGTCCAGCAGGCCGCTGAGCCGCTGAGCCGCCCCAAGAGCTTTCCCGCGCCGACTGGCGGGTGGGTCTCGGCCGACAATCCGGCCCAGACGAAGATCCCGTTCAAGACTTACGGCCCGACCGCCGAGACGATGGAGAACTTCTTCCCCACCCAGACCGGCCTTTCCGTCATGGGCGGTTCGGTCAAGCACGCCACCCTGTCGCTCACCGGCGAGCCTGTCGAATCCATCTGGTCCTACATCGGCGGCACGACGCGGGAACTGTTCGGCGCCTGCGATGGCGACATCTTCAACATCACCACGCCGGTCGATCCCGACACGCCCCCGACGCCCGATGTGGCCGGCCAGACCTCCGACTATTACTCGACGCAGAATTTCGCCACGGTCGGCGGCAATTTCCTCTACGCCCTCAACGGCACGGACAGCCCGCAGCTTTATGACGGCGCGGCATGGACGGCCATCACCGGCGCATCGGTCCCGGCCATTACCGGCGTCACCACATCATCGCTCAGCCAAGCCAACGTCTACCGCAATCGCCTGTTCTTTGCGCAGGGCGGCACGATGAACGTCTGGTATCTGCCGGTGGACGCGCTCGGCGGCGCGGCGGGGCAAGTGAGCCTTGCCGGCGTGTTCCAGCGCGGTGGCGCGGTGCTGTTCACGGCCACATGGTCGCTCGACAGCGGCTCCGGCCTCGATGATAATCTCGTGGTCGCATCCACCGAGGGTGAACTCGCCATTTACACCGGCTCCGACCCGTCCGATCCGAATGATTGGCGCATCGTCGGCGTTTACAATTTCCCCCGCCCGATGGGCAAGAACGGCTACACCAAGGCGGGCGGCAATCTCGTCATCCTCACCGAAAAGGGCGGCATTCCGATCACGGCGGCGACGCTCTCGGCGGATAAGGCCATTCTCGGCGAATATGCAATCTCGCGCGCGATCGAGCCAGACTGGATCGAGGACGCCCGCGACCGCCGCGCCATGCCGTGGGAAATCATGATCTGGGATAGCCGCCAGCGGGCCATCGTCTCCAATCCCGTCACCGGCGATGAATCGATCACACCGCCATGGTGCTATGTGGTCAACACCACGACGGGCGCATGGTGCAAGCGCCGCGGCTGGAACACGCGCTGTCTCGCGCTCCACAATGACGCGGGGTTCTTCGGCTCCAACAATGGCGCCGTCTACCAGATGGAAATTACCGGCGCCGACGATGGCGCGATCTATTACCCGGTGCTCGTCATGGCCTGGGACCATTTCGGCACGCCGGGGTTCCAGAAAACCGTCCTGTCGGCGCGGGCGGTGTTTTCGGTCTCGTCCGATCCCATCGTCAAACTCTCGGCCTCGGCGGATTACAGCGTGTCGCTTCCCTCCGCGCCGAACGTGGCCGCCGATGTGGACGCGCCGGGCGAATGGGACGTGGGCCTGTGGGACGTGAGCCTGTGGGATACCGGCACGACGCTGCTGCCGTTCCAGACCGGCTGGGAAAGTATCAACGTCTCGGGCTTCGCGCTGGCGATGCAGGTGCAGATGTCGATGGGCAACACGGTCACGCCGCGCATCGCGCTGACGACGATCGACGTGCTTTACGAGGCGGGCGAGATCATGATCTGAAATTCCGCCATCGGCGGTTTGCGTCGGGCTGCGCTTCAGCCCATCCCACTAGAGGAAGAACGACCATGACGACCAACGAAGCTGCCATCGAATCCGAAATCCAGCGCAAGGGCCTCAATGCGCCCCGGCTGACCCCGCAGATGATCAACGACACGATTGTCAGCGAGGCGTACCACGTCTTCGACGGCACCACGCTGACCGTCTGCGCGCTCACTCTGCGCAACGGCTTCATCGTGACCGGCGAAAGCGCCGCTGCGAGCCCTGAGAACTTCGACCAGGAGATCGGCCGCAAGATCGCCCGCGATAATGCCCGGAACAAAATCTGGGCCCTCGAAGGCTACCTTCTGCGCGAGCATCTCTCGCTTCAGCAGGCTGGCATTCGCGCCGCCTGACCCTCCCGGCCCGGTCGCAATGGCCGGGCCCCCCCCATTCCGCCATAAAAGCCAAATGATCGAACCCCTCTACGGCGCCGACGAATGGGTGGCCCAATGGGTGAGCAGCCAGATCGAGCCGGTCGGGCGTGATTTCGGTCCATGCAAGGCCATCGGCTGGGTGGACGGCGAAACCCTCATCGCCGGGACCGTGCTGCACAATTTCAGCCCCGAGGCTGGGGTGATCGAGCTAAGCAGCGCCTCGATCGATCCGCGCTGGCTCACGCGCCGCGTCCTCAACACCATGTTCCGCGCCGTCTTCGAGGCCAATCATTGCCAATTGGCCGTGATGCGGGTATCAGAGAGGAACAAGCGCATGTGCTCTATCGCGCGCCGCTTTGGCTTTGCCAGCGTGCTCATACCACGTCTTCGCGGGATCGATGAAGGCGAGTTCATCTTTACGCTCACAGTCGAGCAATGGATGAGCCACAGTATGAGGGTGCCCGATGGGAAAGAAGACTCCGAGCGTTCCGTCAGTCACTGACACCGCAGCCGCGCAGACCGGCTCCAATATCTCGACCGCCATCGGGCAGCAGCAGCTCAACGCCATCAATCAGGTCGGGCCCGGCGGCTCGGTCAGCTACAGCCAGAACGGCACCTACGACTTCACCGACCCGAGCACCGGCAAGACTTACAAGCTCCCCAAGCTGACGCAGACCACCTCGCTCAGCCCGACCGGCCAGCAGATTTACGACACGGGCCAGGCCACCTCGCTCAACCTCGCGAACGTCGCCAAGGACGCATCCGGCCGCATCGGTGGCCTCATTTCCCAGCCCTTCGACATCAGCAATGACGCGGTGGAAGCGCGGCTGATGGAGCTCGGATCGAAGCGCCTCACGCCGCAACTCGACCAGCGCCGCGAAGCCGAGGCCACGCGCCTGAGCAATGCGGGCATCAAGCTCGGCTCAACCGCCTATGACCGGGCGCAGATGAACCTCAATCAAGGCGAGAACGACGCCTATAATCAACTGCTGCTCAATGGTCGCGGCCAGGCCGTCAACGAAACGCTCCTCGCCCGCCAGCAGCCGATCAACGAGATTCTGGCGCTGGCCGGTCAAGGGCAGTTGGCGATGCCATCCTTTGGCGCCGGCGCGCCGCAGACCGCGCTTGCCGGGACCGACATCGCAGGCATTACGCAGGCCAATTACGCCAACCAGACCAACGCCTACAACCAGCAGCAGTCGCAGCTTGGCGGCCTATTCGGCACGCTGGGCACCCTCGGCAGCGCGGCGCTCACCCTCTCCGACGAGCGGACCAAGACCGACATCGAGGACACCGGCGAGCGCACCGATGACGGCATTCCGCTCAAGACATTCCGCTACCTGTTCGACAAGCCCGGCACCGAGCGCCATGGCGTGATCGCTCAGGACGTGCAGAAGCGCCGGCCGGATGCAGTCGCCAAGATCGGCGGCCTGCTCGCGGTGCGCAACGACAAGATCCCGGAGGCCGCTCATGGCTAATTTCGTTTGGGGATCGGGCGGCGCCAAGGTCACGCCGCAGAGCCTCGCCCAGCAGCGCAAGGTGGCCGAGGCGTTGCAGGCGTCGGGCGGCACCAGCACGATGTGGGATGGCATTCAGTCGGCCATCGGCGATATCGGCGGCACCTTGATCGACCAGCGCGCCAATGAGCAGGAATCGACGGCGCAGGACGAATATGCGCGGATGTTCGGGGCGATGGGCGACGATCCGACGCGCGAGCAGTTGTTCGGCCTCGCCTCATCGCCATGGGCCAATGAAGGTCAATCCGCCGTGGTCAATGCGCTCTTGGCGCAGAACTTCGAACAGGCCGACCCCGCCTATCAGATCGGACTGGAAAAGGCCGGGCTCGAACTCGAAGCCCTCAAGAACCCGGTGGCCGATCCATTCACCCTCGGCGAGAACGACATCCGCTTCGCTGGCGACGGCACCGAAGTCGCGCGCGGCCGCGACAAGACGCCCGACACACTGATCGACATTCAGAACGGCGGCGCGACCGATAAATTCTACGACAAGATGGACGAGAAGCTCGCCGAGCAGGTGGTGCTTACGCTCGAAGCCGGCGACAACGCCATGAGCAACAACATCAAGCTCGGACAGTTGGAAAACCTGCTGTCGAACCCGAATATTCAGGGCGCGCAGGGCGCGCTGGTGCAAATCGCGGGGCAGTTCGGCATCCCGATGGAAGGGCTGGACGATATCCAGGCCGCGCAGGCGATCATCAACCAGATGGTGCCGCTACAGCGCCCGCCCGGTTCCGGCACCATGTCCGACGCCGACCTCGCGCTGTTCAAATCGTCGTTGCCGGCCATCCTCAACCAGCCCGGCGGCAATCAGAAGATCATCCAGACCGCCAAGGCCATCAACGCCTATTACATCGCGCAGGCCGATATCGCCGAGCGGGTCGCCAATCGTGAAATCAAGCCGGCCGAAGGGCGAAAGCTCCAGCGCGCCGTCCCGAACCCGCTGGAAAACATCGAGGGCATTGACGACGCGCCGGGCGGCACGACCGCCGACCCGGAAGTTGATGATCTCGTGAAGAAGTATGGCGACTGATGGCGACCCTCGAAGAAATCGGCGCCGCGCTCAAGAACGCTGACGCAGCGGGCGACACCGTGGCGGCCAAGAAGCTCGCCGACGCCTATGTCGTCCAGCGCAACCGCGAAAGCATGGCTCCGCCCGCGCCGTTGACCCGGCAGCAGGAATATGAGGCCGCGCTCGAAAACGTCCGCCTCAAGCAATACCCGGACATGCCGGCCGATGAATTTGCGAAGATGGCCGGCAACATGCCGCGCTATCAGCCCGCCAATCTCGGCGACCTTGCCAAGAGCAGCATGACGTTCGGCGTCGGGGACGAAATCGATAGCGCCATGGGCGCGATGGGTTCGCAGATTCAGCAGTGGCTCGGCAACGAAAGCGCCCCCGGCTTCGGCGAAGCATTCGCCAATGAGCAGGCTTTGCAGGACGCGCGCCTCAATCTCGGCCGCGAACAGAATGGCCTCTTGGGCACGGCGGCCGAGATCATCCCCGGCATGCTCACGATGGCGCCGGCGCGCGCCGGTGTTGAGGCCGCTGTGCGGGCGGGAGCCCCGCTGGCCGAAGCTACCCCGAGCCTGCTGCGCACCGCCACGACCGGCGCGGCGATGGGTGCCGGCATGGGTGCGATCGGCGGGTTCACGAGCAGCCAAGGCGATATCGGCGACCGTACCCGCGGCGCGCTTGAGGGTGGCGCGGGCGGCGCGCTGCTCGGTGGCTCGCTGCCGCTCCTGTTCCGTGGCGCTGGCTCGGCGTGGAACAATATCGCCACGCGGCGCGCGGCAAACGAGGCGGCCAAAGACCTCGGCGTCAGTCCCGACGCGGCGCGGTTTGTGCAGACCCGCCTAGGCGCCGACGATTCGCTCTCCCCGGAAGGCTTGGCGCGCATCAGTTCGGCCGGCGATGAAGGCATGCTCGCCGACGCCGGCCAGAGCGCTCGCAACACCCTCGATTACATCATCCAGTCGAGCGGCGGCGCTGGGCGCGTGGCGCAGGAAGCCATCGACGCCCGCGTAACCCGCGACGCTGGCGCGATCAGCGATGCGCTTGACGCCGCGCTCGGCACGCCGCAGGGCGTGGAGAGCATGCGCGCCGGGGTGCGGCAGGGCACGGCCGCCCAGCGTTCCGGTGCCTATGGCGACGCCTATGCGCAGCCGATCGACTATTCCTCGGAAGCCGGCCGCCAGTTGGACGATTTGCTTACTCGCGTCGATCCTGCTGCCATCACCCGCGCCAACCAGCTCATGCGGACCAAGGGCGAAAAGAGCGCCCAGATCATCGCTGAAATCGGTGATGACGGGCAGATCGTTTTCCGCACCAAGCCGGATGTGCGCCAGATCGACTACATTACCCGCGCGCTCAACGAGGAAGCTGAGGCCGGTATCGGCGCCGGCGCGATGGGCGGGCAGACCTCGCTCGGCCAGGCGCTGCAAGACTTGTCCCGCGACATCCGCGGCACGCTCACCGAGCACATCCCGCAGTACGGCGAGGCGCTGCGCGTTGGGCGTTCGGCGATCGAGACCTCGAAGGCCATCCAGAACGGCTATGAGGCGCTGGGCACCGGCACGACGCGCGAGCAGGTGGCGGAAATGGTGCGCGGCCTGTCGGCGAGCGACAAGACGGCGCTGGCGGCGGGCATGCGGTCCCGCCTCGATGATGCTCTCGCCAATGTCACCCGAACCGTGATGGATGGCGACGTTCCGGCTCGAGAGGCGATCAAGACGCTGCGCGACCTCTCGACCCGCGCCTCGCGCGACAAGGTGGCGCTGGTAATCGGCGATGCCGAGGCCAGCAAGCTGTTCGCCGAACTGGACCGGGCAACGAAGTCATTCGAGCTCCGCGCCGATGTGGCGGGAAACTCCAAGACGTTCCAGCGGCAGGAAATGAACCGCCAGGTTGATGCCGTCACCAATCCCGACGGCATCCTCGCCCAGATCGGCCGCGGCAAGCCGGTGAACGCGACGCAGCGGGCGGCGCAGGCGGTGACAGGCCTCACGCCCGAGCGCGCGCTTGCGTCCAAGGATGCGATGCTGACCGATGTGGCGCAGATCCTGATGAAGCAGGGGCCGGACGCTATCCGCACGGCTCAGGTATTGCAGCAGTTGGGATCGAATGCCGATAATGCCGCGCTGGTGCGGCAGGCGCTTATCGCTTCCGAACCGCTCGCCGCGCCTGCCGCCGGTCAATATGGGCAGCAACGAGCAGTACAGCGGCCAACCCCATGAGGCAGAGGATCACAAACGTAGCCGTGGGCAATGACCGGGCGCTCCAGACAAGCCCGGAAGCGATGCCGAACACCAATCCGCCGAGGATCGTCCTAATGGAAGCCGCCCGTGATGGCGTAGAATGCGAGGAAGGCCACGACGAAAGCCGTGAGGCCGACGATCAGGCGCTTGGCGCCACCGGGCTGGAAAATGCGTTCGCTCATGCCGTTGAACATAATCACGGTGCTGGCTGATGGCAACTAAGGCGCAGCGCGAATATCTCGACAAGGTTTACAACGACGCCATCGCGATCGGCATTCCCGATGTGCAGGCGCGGCTCGCGGCGTCGCAGTCGGCCATTGAAACCGGCTACGGCAAGCACGCGCCCGGCAATGCCTATTTCGGCATGAAGGCGGGTTCCTCATGGGATGGCCCGGTGCAGTCGCTCCGCACGCGAGAGGAAGAAAACGGCGCGCTCAAAACCATCACCGACAATTTCCGGGTCTATGACAGCGCGCAGGCCAGTCTCGCCGATTGGTGGGAGCGGTTGCAGGTGCGATGGCCCGCGGCCGCGCAGGCGACCGATTTCGATACCGCCGTCGCCGGCCTCAAGGCGGGGCAAAAGGGCGGCTATGCGACCGACAGCCAGTATCCATCGAAACTGAACTACGCCAATGCGCGCCTCGCGCCGCGGCCGCCGGCCAATATCCCCGAGGTGGCGACCGAACTGTCGGTCGATCCGCGCGCCGCGCTGGCCGGCGGGGCCGCCCAGGTGCCGCTTCCCCGCCCCCGGCCAGTTACCGCGCCAGTGCCGCGCCAGCGCCCCCGCGATCCCGTCGCCGACGCAATGATGGCGATGACGCCTAAGCTCGGCTGGGAAAACGACACGCCCAACCCGGCGACCTCGGTAATTCCGAGGGTCATGCCGACATCGAGCTTTGAGGCAGCGCGCCAGACGGCCAGCCAGCCCCGCACAGTGACCGACCCGGTGATTGCGGCGCTGTTGCAGCCGAAAGCCCAGCGACCCGCTCAGCAGCCCTCCCCGGCGCAGCGCAATGCCATCGCGGCGGTCCCTCCGCGCGCCACGCCTGCCCCGACCATGGCGCAGACCCGGAGCGAGCAGGATCTCGTGCGCGCCGCGCTGATGGCGAAGCCGGTCAATGTCGCCCCCAAGGTTGCAGCCGCAGCCGCGCCCATCGTCAAGACCGTCGCGAACCCGGCCTATGAGGCATGGGCCAAGCAGTACGGCACGGTCACCGCCCCGACGATGCAGGAGACGCGCAGCGAGCAGGCGATGATGCGCGGCACCCCGAAGCCCGCCGCCGTCATCCCGCCCGCGCCGCCCAAGACGATCACGATCACGCAAAAGCCGCTGCCCGCGCCCGCGCCGCTCGTGCCGCAGCCTGCGGCCGCTCCCGCTGGCGGGTTCAATCTTGGCGGCCTATTGCAGCAGGGCACCGATTTCCTCGGCCAGAAGGCGAATGATGTCGGCACCGCATTGCAGGCCGGGGCGGGGCAGGTGCAGACCGGCCTCGGCAATGCCGGTCAGGCCGCCGTCGATGTTCTGACATCAGAGGCGATGAAGTCGCTCAAGGTCCGCACGGCGCTGATCAATGGCGCGATGGCCCAGGCTGTTGCTCGCCAGAGCGCGCATGTCGCCGCAACCGACCCCCGCAAGGGACAGGTGATTAGCACCGCCAACAATGGTAATCAGGTGGTGGGCCAGCGGCTCAATAACTCGACCAAGGGCCGGACAGTCACCGGCAGCGATTGGTTCAACTCGGTGACGGGGATCTGAAATGCCTTTGGACGGTTCCGACAATGCTTCGCCAGTCCCCGGTTCGAACTCGGTAGCGCCGAACACCACGATTGCGAGCGCGCTGCACAACTCCGCGATGGATGACATTTACGCCATCCTTAACTCGCTCCGGGCATTTGCGCATGGCTCGACCGGCATCACCACCGGCTCGCAGTTCGGCGACATCAACAATGCCAACTCCATCGCCAATCTGACCTTCCTCGATTGGTCGGGCCGGGTTGCGGCGGCTGGCACGACATCGCTCACCGCCACGCTGAACCGCGCCTATTCCGCCTATGGCGCATCGGCCGGCCAGTTGGGCAACGGCACGCGCATAGCGGTCAAAATGGCGAACGCCGCCTCTGGCGCGACCACGCTGACGGTCTCGTCGCCCTCGTCGCTGGGCTCAAAGAAGGTGCTGCGCAATGACGGCACCGCCATCCAGTCCGGGGACTGGCCGGCTGGCGCGACCGTCGATCTGCGCTATGACACGGCGCTCGATACCGGAACGGGCGCATGGGCGCTTGTCATGCCTGCGGTCCC